CAGAAATGGCCGGCGAAATAAAATTAGCCAAAGAAGGTGATATAGATTTTAAAGAAGCATATAGTCATATGAGTGGACCACAACAAAATAGATTAATTAAATTTTATGATATGATGATAGAAGAATGTGATGTTGTTATTACAACAAAAAAACAAAAATTAACGAAAGCCACGAGATACAAACAAAAAAAATAATATGATATTAATTGATTATAATCAGATGATAATTGCTAATTTTATGCAATTTCGAAAACAATTTGAGCCAGGTAAAGAAGATGCTGTAATGAGGCATATGGTTCTTAATAATATTAAAATGGTCAAGAACAAATTTAGTGATAAGTATGGAAAAGATGTTGTTTTTTGTTGTGATAGTAGAAAAAATTGGCGCAAAGATATTTTTCCATTTTATAAAGCCAATAGAAAAAAAGCAAGAGAAGAAAATAAACAAAATGTAGATTGGCAGGCATTATTTAATATACTCGATAATATTCGAGATGAAATAGCAGAAAATATGCCTTACAGAGTAGTTACCTTGGAAGGATGCGAAGCAGATGATATTATCGGGGTTATTTGTAAGGAATATTCTCATAGAGATTATAATATATTGATAGTTTCTTCTGATAAAGATTTTATTCAATTGCAACGATATCCTAATGTTTTTCAATGGTCTCCTCGAACTAAAAAATTTCTTAAAGAAGATTTTCCGGAAAAACAATTGCGAGCTTTAATAGTAAAAGGAGATAGAGGAGATGGTATACCTAATATTCTTTCAAATGATGATTGTTTAGTTGAAGGGTTAAGACAGAAGCCAATGTCGAAGAAGAGAATTTTGGAATTGCTAAATATCTCACCGGAGAAAACTTTCGAGGGAGAGATTTTAAGAAACTTTAAACGCAATGAAACTTTAATAGATCTCGGTTGTATCCCAGATAAAATCGAGATAAATATAAAAATACGATATGAGAGCGACCAATATTTAGGTCGCGACAGAATGCTTAATTATTTTATTAAGCATCGACTCAAAGATATGACTGAATCGATACAGGAGTTTTAATTATGGCTATATCATTAATGCAATTATTGGAATTGATAGACAAAGCAAAAAGTCAAAAAGAGAGAGGACAGCTACTTAAACAAAATCAAACGGATCATCTGGAAAATTTATTGTGGTATACATTTCATCCGGATGTAAAATTTTTGTTACCAGAGGGGACCCCGCCTTTCCTTGCCGCTGCAGAAGATCCCGCTTCAACAATGCTTTACGGTCAAATTCGTAAATTAAGATATTTTGTTGACGGCCCGGGAGGAGAAACTTTTTGTGTAGGAAAGTCTATAGATTCTACCAGAAGAGAGACGATGTTCATCACAATGTTAGAGAGTGTTACGCCAAGAGAAGCCGGGATTCTTATAAATATAACAAAGAAAGACCTTGGTATCCACGGTTTAACGTATAAGCTCGTAAGTGATACCTTTCCCCATCTTATACCACCTATGCAATCTAGCAAAAAATAAAATTTATTATAGTTATGAATATGGAAGTGCGATATAAACATTTCGGAGAAAAATTATATGAAATTTTTAATAGCTTTTGTTATGGCGGTAGTAGTAATTACTTACCCAATAAAAATAGTTATTCAGAGTGCTGAATCTTTAGCAGCGAGAGATATGCCAAATGTGCAACTGCGCATTGAGCAAATTCCAGAGACTTTTCTTCAGCCCGTAGGAATAGTCTCCCCAAATATTTTCGAGGAGAATAAACAAATAAATTGTTTAGCCAAAAATATATATTTCGAGGCAGCAGTAGAAAGTACAGCAGGAAAGTTAGCAGTCGCTCATGTAACTAATAATAGAGTAGATAGTAGATATTTTCCTAATTCTTATTGCGACGTAATTTATGAAGGAAATCATTGGGCGAGTGGTTATCCCAAACGAAATCAATGTCAGTTTAGCTGGTATTGTGACGGAAGACATGATAATCCATATCCGGGACGAACTTGGAATAGGGTTCAGGATTTGGCAAGTTATTATTATGCAAATGCGAAAGATTTAAGAGATATAACAGATGGAGCAACATTTTATCATGCTGATTATATCGATAGTCCTAGATGGACAACTTTTAAGAAAAAAACGGTACAAATAGATACCCATATATTTTATAGGTAAATTATGCCAACATATGATTATGAGTGTGTGGAATGTGATTTTGAATTTGAAGATATTCTTCCTATTGCAAAAAGGAATGAGCCTTTGGAAAGCCAATGTCCTGAATGCAATGGGAAGATAAAAATGAAAGTAGCAAGCCCGCTGTTTGTTTATGATAACATTTCAGGTACAACTGCTAAAGGCCATCGAAAAAAACCAGATGAAGCCTTTACAGATCATCTGAAACAAATGAAAAAGAATTATCCGGGGAGTAATATGAATGTTTGATCATGTAAAACTTGAATTTGAAGAATTAAAATCAATCACCACAAAAGGCTCCAGAGTCTATCAAACCCCAGACGGAACCTTTCCATCCATTACAACAGTATTAGGTAGAAAAAAAGCTCAATTCTTTAAAGAATGGCGAGCTAGAATTGGTGAAGAAGAAGCCAATAAAATAACAACTCAAGCCACTCGGCGCGGAACAAAAGTACATAAAGTTGTAGAAAATTATATTTTAAATCAAGAAGATTATTTTGGAGATTCTCTGCCGCATGTTCGCGAGATGTTTAATACAATCAAGCCCCACCTAGATAAAAATCTCGATAATATTGCAGGCATTGAAATTCCATTATGGAGTAAACAATTAGGAGTTGCCGGCCGTTGCGACTGTGTTGCCGATTGGAAAGGCCAAAAAGCAATTTTAGATTGGAAGACTTCCGGAAAACTTAAAAAAAGAGAATGGGTTGAAGAATATTTCCTCCAGACAACAGCTTATTCAATAATGTTTGAAGAAAGAACTAAAATCCCAATAAATAATATTGTTATAGTAATAGCAGTTGAGAATGAAGAACCTCAAATTTTTGAAGAGAAATCTTTTGATTATTGGCGATTGCTTGAAACAACATTAAAAGAATGGATATAATGAAAATTTTAATTACTGGAGTTAAAGGATTTATAGGTCATCATTTATTTAATTTTTTAACTGGATTAGGTTGGGAGGATCGCGAAGTTCCTCATTCTCATTGTGATATTACCACAGATGATTTACCTCATGTTGATGCAAAAGTTGTAGTTCATTTAGCTGCGAAAGCCGGTGTTCGTAATAGTTGGGAATCAAAAAATTTAAAAGAATATTATGATATAAATGTTAAAGGAACTAAACGCATCTTTGATACTTATAAAAATTCTAAAATCTTATATGCATCAAGTTCATCTGTTAAGGATATGAAAAGTCCTTATGCAATGACAAAAGCCGCATGTGAAGCAATGGCTCCTTCAAATGCTATAGGAATGAGATTTTTCACAGTGTGGGGACCACAATCTCGTCCTGATATGTTTTATAGACAATTACAAGAAGGTAAAATAGGATATTTAACAACTCATACAAGAGATTGGTTATATGTAAAAGATTGTGTTAAAGCTATATATTTACTCATGACGGAAACTTCCGTATGGAAATTTTTCCCCAAAGTTTTTGATATTGGATATGGAACACCAAAATCTGTTTACGATTTTGCTAAAGAACATGCCCCTGAACATATTGATATCGATTCAATTGATTTTAAAAATGTAACTGGCGAAAGTGAAGAAACTTGTGCGGATCCTACTGAACTTAAAAAGTTTGGTTGGACAACTAGTTTTCCGAGCGACGATTTTAATGTAGAATAATGTTATGTAGTTATCCATTTAAACAAATTACAATTAGAGATTGGGATGGAGACAAAGTTAAATGGTTTCATCCTTGTTGTAATATGTCACGGCCCGATTGGGAAGACCCAATGGAATGGAAAGAGACAGATCTTACCCCCGAAGAAGCTTTTAATTCAAAACAATTTAAAGAATTACGTGAAGCTTTATCTAATAATATAAAACATCCATTTTGTAAAACTTGTTGGGATATGGAAGAAAGAGGTATAGAATCTTTCAGAATCCATAATGATGATACTATTCCCAGAGGAAAATTAGATGTAGTTGATTTCATTTTTTCTAATAAATGTAATTTGGCTTGTAGAATGTGTGATCCTCAAACGAGTCATAGATTAATGTTAGATTATGAATTCTTTAGCAAAGAAGACTTACTTCATGAAATCGAAGAAGTTACATCTGGTAAATTTAGAGGACGAATTACAATTCCAAGAACTTCCAATTCAAAGCAATTTCAATGGCTTTTAAATAATCCCTTAAAGGAACTTAGATTCAGCGGAGGAGAACCTTTTTTTGATGCGCAAGTTTTGAAACTTCTCGATAAATATATTAATGAAGGTTGGGCTAAAAATACCATTCTTGCATATCATACTAATGGTACAATGTTTAACGAT